CAATTCTTTAGAAAAATTTATCTTTGATAATATTGCCTTATTGCCAAACTCATGTAATTCCTTTATTCTGGACTGAATGGCTTCAGTGGTAGTTAAACTAGTCAGAACACCGAGATTAGCCTTATACTGACTAGAAATATTTTTAGTCAATTCCCGGGTTAAATTATTTATACCTACAAACGATTCACGAATATCAGCTAGAGTCTCGTTTAATTTTTCTACAATTACTAAATCGTCTTTAGTCGATTTTGTTATTTTTACCTTTTTTGCCACTACATATCTCCTTATATATAATTATTATCAAATAAAAAAAATAGCACTTATAAATCAAGTGCTATTATATACTTTACTTAGGAAATGCAGTTCTTGGAACCGGCGTAAAAATTCTTTTAGGTGGTCCAGATGCTGTATTAGGAATTCCATTAACGTTATTAGGCGGAGAAGGTGCAGTTTTTTTGCGTTCATCTAGATATTTATTATAATAAAATAATCTATGCGATATGGGCATATTATATATATCTGATAATGAAAACCCTACTTTACTTACCAATACATAAATTACAGAATGTAATATTACACTATAATTTTGTGGAAGGCCAAAAAAACCCTAGATCCAATGGTAATCGGATCTCCCCCTCATAATTGCAATTTTCGCATTCATATTCTATATGCGTGTTAATGTTTGGTGAAATTTCTTTTATTTTTTTTCTAAGTGCTAAAATATCCTTTGTCGACATCATATCGATAAATTTATTTATTTTAGTTTTATCTCGATCTTCATTAACCGCGATAATAGTATGTTGAAGTTCGGTGGTACTGTTTTTGCTGTTTTTAAATTTTTTATTCATTTTTTTATTTATAGCCGAAATAGTTTTTTCATCACCCACCGTCAATAACTTAAACGTTACATTAACCTTAGAAACGGGTAATTCTAATTCATATTCATTATCTCTATTTAGTATTGAAGTATCTATATTTTCATCTTCAAATTCGTTTAAATCAAATTTAAGTGTTTCGGTATTACCACATTTTTTACATGTTAATTCTGATTCATAATCTTTACCGTATGCTAATATTCTAGCTGCAAATACTATTTTATTATTATCTCCGACAATTAAATCATTTGGATTAATATTTTTATCGACTATTATAGATTCTATAAATTTGTCTATTGCAATATCCTTAGTTATGTAATTTTTATTTGTTAATATATCTTCCTCACGGGCGGTTGGATATTTTAGCTCTATTTTACCTGAACTAAGTGGATTATCCATAGGATATACTAATCCTTTAGATGGTAATTCTATTACTTGTGTTGGATATTTAATTTCTTCCATGAAACGCTCCTATTATTAATTTATTAACCTATTATATTATATATATATGCATTCATATTATTTATAACAAAAAATACCCCTATTTTATATAGGGGTATAAATAAATAATCGTATTGTATTAATATTCCAATATACAGTGATCTGGTCGTAGAGTACATGAAATATCAACTATTCCACCATCTGACCAATCTCCAGACCCAAAATCTATATCTGTTGGCCATGCACCCTGCAATGTCCATTTACCTACTTTTTCACCAGCAGGACCTAAAATATAAATAGTAATATCTTTTTTATAGAATGCTGCATATCCATTTGCGCCGGTTACCGATTCATGGGCCAATCGAAGCCATTCTATAACACTTTGTGCTGCCGAAGGGGCAATTGGATCATAAAGAGTTATGTTCATTGTGCCTCACTCAGTTTTTCCCTTTGTATATCGCTTAACATTAATATGATCTAAAGTATTAACTTCTTGTGTAACTTTAGGAAAATCGGTTGTTTTTATTTCAAATGCTGGAACACCTTCTACATACATTATAAACCGATTCTTTGTTCTAGGTTCAAAGTTATAATACATTAATTCGTCTGCGGATATTATATCTGCCATTATATTTCTCCTATAAGTATTGTTTTATATGTAATCACTCGCTGTGTCTATATTTATAATTATGTGTTCAAATAGTTTTTTGATGAAAAATATAATGTTATTAATAATAATAGAACGGACCTAGGTCTTGCTATAAATGGAATAAATGTAACTTTATACGCTTAAACTATTATATTTATAGTAAATCGACAATTAAAGTTATTATATAAAAATCAGGTAATTTTTAAATTACCTGATTTATTGTATTACAATTATTTGTAAATCTTTCTATTCTGCAAACCCTGCAGCAGTAGGAGTCACATTGAAATCTATGATAATTGTTTCCGCATCTTTAGTTGGTTCAATTCAGATTTGTCCGACTAATTGATTCCTATCTATAACTTCCGCCGTGTTATTAGATTCATCCATTACAACTTTAAATGTATATAATCCTTGTTTACTTTTAACGTCGTTCATATATGGTACTACTTTATTAATAAACTTCTCTCTAGTAACAGAAGTATTTTTTTCGAATACCAAATATTTAGAAATAGATGAAACATATTTTTTAAGATTTAATAATAATCTTCTAACGGATATTCTATCCAATGCACTAGGCTTAGCTTGTAGCGTTTTTTGTCCTCATACAGATACTTCATTATTCATATTTTTCAATGGATTAATTCTATTAGAATATAAATCATATATATTTTGACTACTCAATCTAAATTCGGCTTCAACTACCATTGGTAAAGCTGCTCTATTTAGTCCAGCTGGTGCGTACCACTGATATCCAAATCTATCGTTATACGCTATCGCAGAAGCAATTACAGTTGAAGGTGGCACCCAAACATATTTATTATTATTTTTATCTTTGATTTTAACCCATGGAAAATACGTTGCTGTATAATTAGAATCAATAGATTCAACATATGTTACGGCATTTGCCACTGTTGTAGTTTTACCAGCTAAATCTGCTACATAGAATGTATCAGTTCTATCTTCTACCATTTGTTCGGCATAATTATATACAGATGGATGTTCATTAATAGTTATACCCGGCATATATAATTGATTTATATCTATATCGTATGGGTTAGATAAAATATCTAAAGCCTTTTTATATACGACAGTGCCAGTCGAAGTTGCAGTGGAACAATCGAATCCCTGTGTATTAGTAGAAGATAATATAGTAGTACTAACACTTAAGTCTTGAGTTGGATCTGCCCCGTCGAATCCGCCTTGGAATGGTACTACGAATTTTGTATACGCCGTAGATGATGAAGGATTTATAGTTGCTGATCCAGAATAAACTATATCTTCTAGTTTAAAATCAATATTACTACCGGTCGTTGCGTTTTCAGGCACAGGATTTAGATATTCTAGAGCATCGTCTTTTGTAAAATCTAAACCATAATATACTTTAGTATTAGCTTCGTTCAAATACAATTGATCTGTCTTAAGTGAGGCGGTAGGAAAATCTTCAGATGCAACCTGAGGTTGTTTTAATGCAGCAAATCCAAATGGTATTAAATTTTTAGCCAAATTAGTACTTGCCATTTCAACCCTTATATATTTAGATTTATTAGGATAATCACCGTAATATTGGGTAGTTTTATTAGTAGTATCCCATTGACCGTATCTATCACCAATTACCCTAGGTAAATAATTTGTAGCATCAGGATCTAATGTTAAATTAGTGAAGGTTTCATATACAGTAGGTCTCTTATCCGTATCATCATATTTTCTAATTGCAACTGAAAATTGACCATAATCAGATCCAGCTATAGTACCGGCTTTTTTTATATTATAAATGGCAACTTTAATATCTTTATTACCACAATTACCGTCACTCAAATTTATAAATTTGAATAAATTAGTGTTAATATCACCTATATTTTGCGATATTATCCACGGTGTTTCCGCTGTTTGATATTGATTACCTGTAGTTCATTCAAAATCCATCGTCATAGATGACGTTCCAGGAGTTTGTGTAGGAGTAGATCCAGAAATGTAGTTATCAAATATATTTTGTACGTACGCCTGGCTGCTGCCTAGTGGATCAATTCCAAATAAATTAGGTAAATAATTAGAATCAGTATCAAATAACGACCCGGTATATGTCCAGGTACTGCCACTAGTAATTGTTATTCTTAAATCATTAGCCGAAGAATTATCCACGTCTAAACTAATAGTTGTATTAGCATGAGTCGGCACTAATACAGCAGCTACATTGGGCACGCCACTAGAGCCAGTAATCGCTATACCTAATACTTCATCTGCGGTTTTGGTATATCCTTCATCTCATAATACTCTAACTACCTTTGCGCTGGATGCATTTTTTAAATAATAATCCACGGCGTAGGGCGTAAAATATTTTTCATATGTAGTTCCAAATTTTATTTCTAAATCCGTTCTAGAAGTAACATCAACAGGAACAAAAGCCGGGCCTTTTTTAAAGGGGCCTATAAAGGCCGCACCTATTTCGCTAATTCCTTGTTCTAGAAAAGATTCATCGTTTTCCCTGGTAAATACACCAGGTATTGTCATTCGTTCTGTTTGTCCCATCTTGGGTCTCCTATAAAATTATTTATTAGGGCTCTATAATTTCGAAAGTATTTAAATTAATTTGAACTTCGCCGTATTTATCTTTAATTGTTTTTACAATATTTTCTTGTTGCTTCAACAATTCATTGTAGGCTGCCAAATATTTGCCCTTTTCGGTATTCAGTGTTTCAATTTTAATGCTTATTTTACCTAGTTCATTAAAAATTTGTTGGTAATTTTTTTCTAGGGCCTGTAAATTCGAAATCTCTTGATCCGTCAATTTCTTCTTCGGAGTTGTCTCCGTTGTCTCGTTTACTATTTTCTTGCTCATTGTTACCTTCCGTATTTAATATTTTTTCTGTTTTGGGAATAGTCGTTGTTAACGCTGTTAATATTTCTATTATTTTGTCTACTTTTCCTATTTCTAAATCATTAATATCCCTGTAATTATTCAATTTTACATCAGCACTTATTTTACCTAATCCGCTTCCTAGTACTGATATGATGTCTAAATTTTTTATTAATTCATCTAGATCATCGGAAAATTGTCGTTCTGTTAATATTCTTTTAAATTTTAACATCGTAATTAAATTAAATTTAATTCCTTCAATACAATTGTATTAAAATCTTTGTCGTATTCGTATTCCGTTTCGATAATTAATTTATTACCCATAGATTGTAGCATAATTTCTTTATTATACACTGCTTCTATTATTTCTTTGATGTTATTAATTAATTCGTCATCAATATCTGTATCTAAATATAATACCACTGCAGACGAATACCCGTTTACCTTATTAGAGTCATAAGTAGATTCATTTAATTTGTTATTTACTACTGATTCTATTAAGGTAATTAATTCGGTTTTATTTATCTTCATATTAATTCTCCTATTAAAAATATATGAAGATCAGATACAATACTATTGTAGTGACACTCCACGGGGCAAGCCCCGTGGCTTCTGCTTAGTTTTCTAAGCATTCTTTTTCTTGTTTCAACGACAGCTCTAACGAACTATCTCCACAAGCGTTAATTCCGCTGTGCCCCAGCGTATTTA